ATCCCCACCGACAGGGGTTTTGCTAATAGTAAAATCAGCAGTTCCTGTTGGAATTGTTTCTGCTCCTTGCCATAGTCTAACTTCTGTCGTACTTCTAACCATATCTTGTGGTGTTGTAGTAGGTACAAGTTTTACATAATATGGAGATCTACTTAATTGTATTTGTGTTGCCATTATTTTTTGTTTAATTCTGTTTCAATATATTCTTGTGCATCTTTATTAAATGCTTCATTAATTTCATCTGCTAGTAACTTCTTATATTTTTCAAATGGTTTTGTTAAAAATAAACTTGGCTTCATTCCATTTCTGTATATTCCTCTAGCAATTAAAAACAATACAGATTTTCTTTTTAGAAATCTACCTTTTTCATCTCTTGGTGCTATTCCTTTACGCACTACCCACTTGTCTAATGCTCGACTAGGTGGCATTTTATTTGTGTATTTATAAGGTGTTTTATATTTTTTCTTAATACCAGAAACTCCTTTATCTACATACTCCCCATATTGAAGCATCTTAATTCCTGTTTCTACAACTCCATCGACAACTTGGGTTTCAATTGGTTGTATAGATTCAGATAGTGTGCCACTTACATCTTTCTTCTGTTTTTGCAGATTAGTTTTAGATGCCTTAATAATAAGATCTCTAACCTTTTCAACTGCTGCAATAGTATGTTTAAAATCTAAGTTTGACATACATTAATATCGTTTTGTACAAAGACATCAAAGTTATACGCCCAACCTGCAAGATCATTTTCAAATCTCTCGTGAAATGGCTCACAAGATCCATCCCCAACCAACTCAAATAAATCTGATCTTAAATTATATCTTAACATACTTTGATTCAATAAGTTCACAACTTTTAACTGAGTGTTTAAGACATCAATTTCATTTGTTATTCCATATAATGTTTGATTCCAAGTCTGATCTGTGGGGTTTATTTTATTGTTCCATACACCATCCATACATAAAATTGTACAACTAAACTGAATTACACCTGCTTGAAGTATCGCATTATTAACCATAATATGTGCCAAAGGGTACATTTCTTGTTTACTTAAATCTATCTGCGTAATGTCGCCATAAGTTATAGTGTTTACATCAGGACTTTGTTGCAGAAATTCCTGTATCTTATTTATCAAATTGTAAAATGCTCTTGATCCTTGATTGCTCATTTAATTCTGTTTTTATTCATTCTATTTTTATGCTCTTGATTTTCTACTTTATTCTTTTCAGTTTCATAACTTAATGCTAATAAACAAGTGTGTAAATTCATAGTCGTGATATGTTTAAGTCGTCTAATATCTCCTTGAGTGAGGTGGTAAACTGAGTGATACCATCCCCATTTTTTGTTAAAACCCTCTCTAAGTCCGAATCCCCCTTCACTTGATCCATTTCCAAATATCTCATCATAGTTTTCGACAAGTCGATCCCTAAACGATAAAAAAAAACAATGCTAGAAAATACTGCATCTAGTGGCATACCTTTCATAGCACTATGATACAAATCCCCCTCATACTCTTTTATGTCATAAAGTTTACCTTGACTTTTAACAATAGGCCTGTATAAAACTGCCATTGCTTTTTCCATTTTTTGCCAATCTCCTAAAAATTGATCTAAATCAATATACTCCCCAAAAGTCATATCATCAAGTTTAGGAATGAAACCAAATTCAGTATCGCCTATTTTAAAGCGTTTTACGAGATCTTCTGTCGTATTTAGTATCTGAGTAACCTTAGCCACTATTTCGTTAATGTCAGTTACTTTAAACTTACTAGCAACACTATAAGGCACATTACAAAATACTTCTAGAATTTTCATTGAGATAAAACTCTCTTTCATTTCTCCATCTTCTATGTTTTCAATGATCCTTAAATATCTTTGATATTGATCTAATGTTATGTCTGCTAGACTTGTAGGAACTATAATTTTTATTTCTGCCATAATTCGTTTCTTATTAATATAACGCTGAAATTATAACAATTCTAAATCAGATCAAAAAAAAAGAGCAAGATTTCTCTTACTCTTTAATCACAAAAAACTAAACAATCAATAATTACAGCATATCGGCTTCAAAGCAGTTATGACTGCAATACTCTTTATCCGAGTGCATTGGTTTTTCACAATGCCTACACGAATTTTCTGGTTGATCCCAAGGGGGTGTGCTATATATCCAATGATTTTCCATTACAATGACTTTTTAAATTCTTTATATTTCTTGATCCGATCTTTTCTTTTTTCTTCAATCGCTTCAACACATAATCTATGCAGATGAGGTATATCATCAAGTAACTGCTCAGCATCAACTTCCATATAATGACTTTGCTCATACTTGCTTGATTCCATTCCTAGTCCTGTAAATTCTATATGCACTACTCCACTTGTTTTCCATAAACTTATAGTCTTATCTATTATAACATCCATACTTGTTTTATTAGTTCAATTAATAATATAGCAATAATTCCTGTAACTGCAATGCAGAAACATATCATACTTGCTCTATATTTTCTACGATCTTTTTCATTCATAATCCTTATTGCTGATCAAAATATTTAACTCCTCAAATAGATCTTTGTGAATTTCATATTTCAAACCTAATTTACTCAGATTATTTCCATTAGTTTTCATATCGCCTTTCGTAAGCCAAGTTATTGTTTCTTGAAACTTAGGGTGTGATTTTGTAAACTTTGGCTTTTTATCGTGTGTGTTGGTTGCATCTGCATCCTGTGTTTCATCTATCAGAAATAAATTACCTAAGGCATATTTTTTTCCATAACTAGATGCCGCTCCAAATCGTTGAGGGTGTTGTTGTCCTTTAGTCGTAAGATCCACACCTACTAATGCTACTGCTGAAATAGTGTCTTTAATATTTTTAACATCCATTATTGTCGCAATAGACTTCATAATTGGAATAGGATCTGTGCTAATTAATTCCTCGTTAATAATGACTGAGCAATTATACTCGATCAAATAAGGTTTTAATGCTTCTAGTACATCTTCTGCTGATCTATATTTATAACCTGCAAATTTATTAGTTCTAGATTTATCTGCTTTTAATTTAGTTTGTATTGCAAGAAGTTTATCTGCAATTTTGAGTGTGTTTTTCATAATTGTTTTTCTTTTTAAGATAATAAATAATCAAGTGTCTTACAAATCTACACCTACCAAAATTTCATCGGTGTCTTTTCTAAGATTTAAATTCAACTCTTTAGCCACATAGTTAATATGCTTCTGAGTAGTCTGAGACCAATAACCTAATTGAAATAAATTTTCGCCTAAGATAGTAGCCACGTGAGTGTTATAACTCCATACTTGATTACCTCGTAAAGTTAAGTTCTGTTTGTATTTTTCAAATTTATACATCTTCTTTATTTGTTGCTGATCTAATTCCTGTATAACTAAGACCAAGATTAAAAAGTCTGAATCTTAATACGACATCGTTATTACACTTGTCGCAACAGATCCCCTCAGATTTGACAGGTTCTGGGTTGTGGCCATATCCAATTATAGTGTCGCCACAAATAACACATTTTGTTCTACTGCTCATATACACAAGCATATGCTGAATTGTACCATTCAAAGTATAATCCTGCTTCGTTAAGAATCTTGTTTAATTTATCAGATCCACACATTAATTGTGTACTCCAATAATCTAAATGAAGTTCTGCACCATATTCCTCACAATCAATCCAAAATACACCACGATCATCATCGTAATCATCTGAACTTTTTACAGGAATACCAAGTTGTTTTAACTTGTTAAATGCAATTGTCTGTTTGTTTGTCCTTTTGTTTTTCATATCATAAATATAAGAAAAATAAATGAATCCACAAAATTGTTAATTACCTAATTGCGTAAGTTCCATAATTGGGGCGAGATAGTCTGTTTACAATACTATACCTTGTGGCATCTATTGAGTGATTAAAAGCATCAAATGGCCTATTAGTAATATTTCCATTTTTATCTTCTATATATTTATAGTTCTTAAATTCCTTAATTAAGTTTGCAGAAGTTTTAGTCAGTAAGATCTTATATCTTCGCATCATATCAATGCTAAGGTTAATTGCTCCTTTAAATGTTGGTTTAATATTCCAACCCATTTTATGTATTTCTGCAATTGATTTTGGCTCAGAGGAATCTGCCCAAATCTCATCCCTACGATCTAAATTTAACAATTCAAATGTTCTGCCTATATCTTGATTTGTCATTTCTGTTCTATATAACAATTCGTTTATGTACATATTTTCCCCCTCAATATAAGTTTCTACTAAAGCAGTAGGATCATTGCTATACCCAAAGTCTAAACCCATTCCAATTCTTTTAGCAGTTTCTGGAATAGAATCTACTAATCCAAAAGAAAATACAAGTGATCTGCTTTGTCCTCTTTCGCCTAAGCCATATATACGCCAATAGTTCTCATCTGTTCCCTTTAGTCTTTCAATCTCTTTAACTAAGGATTCTTCTAAAAATGGATTATCTAAATATGTAGTCTGGAAAAAGTCTGAATCTTCTCTAGGTATAACTTTGTCATATATCCAATGAAATTCATCGGAGGGGTTGAAGTCTAAAATTATTCTTTCATTTGTTCTTATGTTTAACTGAAAAAAATCTTCCCAATTTAATTCGTTACCCTCGTTAATAAAAAGCACATCTCGTTTCCTACCTCTAATTTTCTGTGGCTCATCAAGACTAACAAACTCAATGATATTCCCCATAAAAAAATACTCGTTAATACTTTTAAAATGGTTGTCTTCTGAATAAAGTCCTTTAGTGTTCAAGATCTCAAAGAAATCTCTCATTGCAGATCCCCTTAATGCCGGACCATTTTTTCTAGTTATTGTAATGATCTTTC